CATTTAATATCGTGACATTTCCACTGGCATCTACATCAATTGACGAAGCGGGAGCTGAGGCATTTATAGTGATAGCCGCTTTTTCTGCAGCAGTCCAATGTTGAAAATCACCAATATTTAGGGACGCTAAACTATTGTGAGTTTTTGCGTCCAATGCCGCTTGTTGAGCGGTGGAAACGGGTTTGTCTACATCTGACGTATTGTCAACATTACCAAGCCCTACCTCTGATTTGGTGACAGCATGTGGATTTCCGGAAACCACTGCCCGATGGGTATTGTTAAGAACCACATCGGAATGATTTTTACCGTCTGAGCTTCTATGTACTGTGTTTGCAGCTACATTCGTGTTAGCGTCTACCCTGCCCTCTGTGTAATACAAATTTGACGCCTCTGAGACATCATCTGTATCCAGAACAACTACGCCTATCTTTCCAGCGACCGATTGAATAATATCTTCGGAAGGTATTTTCTCCCAAATTGCTCCATTATATATCAAGGCGTCTTGCGGTGCCAAAGTAATGGAGCCCGAGCCAAAATCTCTCGAACCAGCCACACTTGCTCTGTAATAATCCCCATTGTCTCCAGCTCCATCAACCAAGGCAGGCGTATTTGTGACAATATTATACGCGCCCTTGTATTCCATGGCAGAGACAGGGAGTTGAGCTGACGGTAATTTGCTTGCGCCGTCCAGAGTGGCGACTCCGCCAGCCGCTCCCTTTTCGCTGAATGGAATTTGCTGTAAATTGTCTACATTGCTCAGTCCGACTTGTGTTTTTGTAACCGAATGCGGATTTAAAACAGAATCAATATGATCTTCGACGTTTTTTGAATTGACTAACAGATTGCCACCGACAGGAATCACCATATCGCCGGTATCTATTTCAATGCCCTGGTTATAATGCCAGCGGTTATCAAAATTTGACCATTGTATTACCTTGTTAGTTGCGCCTAGAAGAGTAATCCCACCACCGTTTGCCGTTGTGTCATCTGGAACCGCCACCTTGCCAATTTCAATATTTTTGTCTTCGACTTCGAGAATGGCTGTGTTTAAAATTGTCTGTGTCCCGGATACAACAAGGTCTTTCAATATAGTAACATTGCCGTTTACATCAATGCTTATCGAGGCAGCAGGGGCCGCCGCATTAATGGCTATCGCAGCCTTCTCTACAGCTGTCCAATGCTTGAAATCGCCGTCATTCAACCCACTTAAATTATTATGGACGATTGCTGATGCATCAATTATTTCCCAACCCAAGTCTTTTCTTGCATATTGATTACCATCTTCCGGTGCATCCGCGATCGCATCAACTAGGCTTGCTGTCATTTTTCTACCTGAATATTATGTGAGCTATGGTTTTTATAAACTGTTCAGCCATTCAACTCCCTTGTGGTAAACTTCATCGTATCTCGGCGGTGTTGGCGTCACTTTTTTTCTGTGGTTGGGGCATGCTTCACAGATCTCTTGCCGTTCCTTGTTCCGCTTAATGCTTTCCTGCATCTTCTTTCTCAATTCGTTTGGATCTATAGTAATCTCAGCGGCTTGACCCATGAGTTAACTCTCCAAGGTAACATTTTTTGAGGCCCGAAACAATCGAGAATATAATGGCAAACTATGCCAACGGCGAACGGAATCAACATCCATTGATCAAAATAAATACCGACAAACACCAACACGACGGGTAACGCCCAGACATGGGTCCACGTCCTATGATTGAACGATTTGATAAATAGAAAAGCGGCTGAATACATCAAGGCAGGATATGGTTCTTGCACAATCAGTGAGACAATACAGAAAATTGAGCCAAGGAAAGCAAATATCTTTGAAGGCTTACTTTGCGTATCAAGATCCGGGATGAGTGAACCGGCGAGGCAGAGCCCAAAGATTATCAATAGTTCATTCGGGTCATTAAGCTCTATTCCTGCTTTTACATGAATTGCTTTCCATGCGATCGAAGCAAGAGATGAGGTAACAATTCCTGCAACAAAATGATTTCGGAATTCCATAGGCTCACAGGGTTATTTTTTCATCCATTTCGATCAATTTACAGGTCTTTTTTCGCTCCGTCAAATGATTTCTTATTTTATTGCATATTTTTGTTGACAATAAGGTTTCTACCTGAGAATAATCGAAAACTGCAAACGACCGTTTAAACCCTGAAATGGATTAAATATGTCAAATGAGCGGCTATCAAGTTTCAATCCGACGAGTGAAGAACTCGTATTCATGACCATTCTTTATACAATGACAGGGGGTAAAATTAAGACATTAAGGCCAGATAACAGAAGAGATGAGATTTTTCTGTTTGCCGATTCAAGAAAAGAAGATTACGAGGATTTTGATCTGTTTATTTTTTGAACATTTCAATTATCGATTTCTCAACATTGATATACTCAGCGATGCCAGTGGTGGCGTCAGGTGCGTCATCGAATGCGTTCTTGCCGTCTTTGATGTATCTGGACATGTGATCATAATATTTTGGCCACCGATGTTCCCAGTCGGCAGGAAACACGCAAAACTTCATGATCGTATGCGATTCCGTTATAATTCTCGACCTTTTGTTTTTATCCTGGTGGAACCACTCAATTAAAATATCTCTTGCAATTTCCGGATAGTTGTCATCAAGTTCACGCTCAACGTTACGGGCAAACCCTCTACCGCCAGCATTGGACTCAATCATGCCGCTTATAGTTATGGAATGTTTCTTTATTTTCGCAGCCTGTTCTTTGTAATTGTCTGCCAAGAATTCAGCTGTGCCTGGCTCCGTAATTTCCATGCCCTCCTGAGTACAATAAACATCCAAAAAATAAGCCTCCTTGTACTCGATTCCTTCATCATCCTCTCCGCTAATTATACCGACAAATGGACAAACCAAGAAATCTGAGCCCTCGTCTGCCGTATCTATATAGAAATAATATTCCTCAAATAAGTCCGGCAGATCTTCAGATTCATATGTCCTGAAATATGGATAAAGTCTGCCAACCGCATGAATCCTTTTTGATAGATAGTTTCCTGAAAATATCACAGGGTCTAGCCTCGATCTCAGAATATTCAAAGCTCTTTCATCAAGTATGTCTTCGCACAACATACCCTGTTCTTTTGACCATGCTTTCATATTTAAGGTTTTGACAATCTCCCCTGACTCTTCAGCTCCTTTTACCGTTCTATCTCCTGGATCTCCGACAACCCATGGGGTCATGACTTGAATTTGTTTTCTCGGTCGTTCTAGCCTGGACAGCCAGCCGTTTGTGTACGCCATCCAAAGTTTATCAAGGTGCGTTTCATTGAAAGCTTCCAATGGTCCTTTAATTGGGTCATCCATTATCATTAGCTTCCCGCCCTTGCCAGTGACCGGTGTCATGATACCAGAACCAGCATAAGACAGAAAATTGCCTTCCAACGCCCAACGCTGCTTCGATCGGTCACCGTATTTCGTCATCGTCCCGGGAAACACGTCAGAATAGATGATATTAAAAGGCGACATCCTATATTCTTCGATGCCGTCTCTCACATATTGGCTAAACTCATTAGCTAGATTCGAATTATGGCTGGCAGTAATCATTATATGCTTAGGGTCCTGCCCGAATATCCAGTCTTCGAATATTATCAAGGAATGGCTTTTATGATGCCTGGGAGGGATTTCTATAATAAGAATATCAACACCGGTGAGATCTACTCGAAAACCTGTTTTGTCGCCAATCTCTTCAATCTCGACTTCAATATTTCCGTCTGACAGATCAAGAATTTGATGTTCTTCTCTGGAAAGCTTTGAAATGTATTCGACTGGTTGATCTTCGTAAAACGATTGAAGACACATTGCCAGAATCAGAAGGTAAGTCCTTTCCTCTCGATAGTCACCTGGAGCCGTTACCTTTTGAAATTCCCATAATGACTTTCTAGCCGCTAATATTTTCTTGAGGCGGGTGTATTTGAAAAGGTCTTTTTTTCGTTCGAGTTCGGTCATTTAACCCCATTGATCGGCCATTGCTTCAGCTATGCCTCGAAATGTTCTAGATCTATTTTTCCATCTGTCTTTTGATGGCGGCATTCTATGTATAAAAGACCATTTTTTGTGTTCTTTAGTCCCGGGTTTCGGTGGAACGAGTTTATTCGTCGGTTTTAGTTTAGGTAACCCGTAAAGCTCAAATCCAGTTGCCTTAAAAGCTCTCTCACCGAACCACCAAGGTTGAACAATATGTCTGTTAATTTTACCTAATAAATCTATAGCGTATCTGTGCATAACTGGGTTTTCTATTGCCTTTTTCTCAATTGGAGCATTCCTTAACTTATTATAAAACTCAACACTTTCATTAAATTCTCTCCACATCTTTCCAATTGTCTTGCCTTTTGGTGGCGTATTCATCCACCGACCACCGGAATTTGCCAGTCTTGTGCATGGTGGATGAGCGATCATCATGTCCCAACCGTCATCTATAACATCAAAAACATCAATTTTGTAATGTTTTCCATAAATCTCAGAAGGCAACAGATCACAAGACCAAGCATTATGCCCTTTCTTACGAAAGGCCTCTCTGACAATCCCACTAAACTCACAGGCAATTAATATTTTCATTTAACGCCTCCATAGCACAAACCTGACGTATTATCTCCGATATTAATATTGCTACTGGCGGTGGCCCGATAGTTCTCTCCCTCAATCACAAATCCTAGTCTTCGCCTAGTTTCTTGCCATAAAAAGAGATATAGACCTTCCCGAGTTAATCTCAATGATCCGCCGATCCCGATATCGATCGAGGCTTTCCCGTCCAGATTGATCCTGATCGGCACTTTATAATCAACTCCTTGATCGTCGATTAAGGTTACCTCTCCCATTGGAGCGAATTCGGTCGATAGGATACACTCATAATCTGAATGGAAGAAATAGGTCTCGCAACATTCTTTAACGAATTTCTTGATATCGTTTTCAAATTCCTGGTTTTTGGTCATTCGGATACCCCTTCCTGTTTTGGCTTTATTACCATCATGAATGTTGCGTCATTGGTTTCTGGAGCATCGTAAAACATTACGTTTCCGGCTCGACATTGTGAAAATGAACCACTTTTAAACTCCACTTCGTTTGGACGTTCCTTGATCGAATTCAAAATGTCTTTTTCATATTTGTTTTCCGGAACCAGATTTATTTGCTGAATATTCTCTTCTATGTAAACTGATACTTTCATTTCTCGACCTCTCTATAACAAATTCACTGTTTTTGGGTTCCTTAATGATTTGAGTATGTTAGTTAATTCCATCACCGGGGCCCACACCATCAGATTTTTTGGGTGTTAGTACAAATCTCAGGAAAGGAGATATCAAAGCTACCGTCTATTATCGATCTCTCAATATCTTCGTCAAAATTCCGCCATGATATATCCGCCCAACCTTCTATGTCTGTCGTTCCCGATCTTTCGTAACATTTAGGACAATACATCATCGGACTATTTGCCACATTTGAGCCATCATAAATCGAAGTCTGATAATTACACTGCTTGCATTTATAGACTTTTCTCACTTCTCACCCTTTTCCCATTCTACATTACATTGGCATGGAAGCATAGCCAGGCCAATTTTGATAATAACCGATGCTATCGCAAGCCTCACCTTGAATTGCCTCAACCATTTGATCCTTATTGTTACTTTGGCTCGACGAGCTATTTTATTTGCGCTTATTGCCTTTACTGTCATTTCCATTTTTCACTCACTCAGCAATAGATTCGAAGCAGCAACAGTGCATTCGTCAGCGATATCCTGAAAATCAAAACTTACGCCAATCTCATATGTACTAGTCCTAGTTAGCAAAACATACACGGATTCGCGTAAAGCCTTAGCCAAATCCCTTTGTGTTATCAACCTGATCTTTCTGGCTACTCCTTTGGTCATTACAGCCCTTTTTCTAATTCGGTTTCCAATAACATCCAAGAAACAAAAAGAATATTCCTGTGAATAGAGTTGAATAAGAACCGATAGTGATTGTGTCAGCAACATCTAATGACGCAATGATTGAAATAACACCAGAGATATAACATAATGTTTTCATTTGGCTCCATCATTCACGGCAACATTCAACTTCTAAATCAAGTACACTTTTGCTTACAAAGAATTCGCATCTTTGACATCCGTCTGAACCTACACTCATATTAGGCTTATGTGTGCATGTCGTTAGACACCGTGAACCCCATATTTTAAATGGTACTTTCATTTATTGCCTCAAAGTTAGTTTGACCGGTCCCTTGCATGGTTTATTTTTCCCGTCCCTTCTCTTTACAACACCGCATGTCTTGCAGAATGTCCATGTATCACATTCTCTTTTCATCCATACATGTTTTCTAACTATCGTTTGCATCAATCTCCCAATGCAGCTTCAATTGCTGAGTTTTCGTTTTCTCTGCTCATTAATGGGGAGTCTTCTGTCGGCTCAAATTTTTTCATAAGAGTAGTCAAGTCTTTATTTGATTGGTCACTTTCGCCAAAGCCTTTCCGGAATGAATAATGTAAAGCATTGTATAGAAGCTCTTTCTCTTTTGACGTTATCCCGTAAATATTATAAATTGATGTCCTTTCTATTTTCACCTCAACCTCCGCATTTTATTCTATACATTCATGTATTTTCGAAAGAGTATATTTTAACCAGTCAACGTCTTCTTCAAGTTCTATATAAATACCCGAATCCTCCATATTGCCTGGAGCCATCCCTATAGACACGCTTTTCATTGCGTTCCCTTCGGGGGTCTTTTTCATTGCAAGCAAGTTATTATGTGTCTTTATTTCGTCTATGGTGAATCTTGGATTTGAGCACACTATTTTTATATTAATCATCTCATCTCACATTTTATTTGTTGACCGTCTTTATCTGTGATCAGGAGGAAATCTCCAAACCCTTTGGTATCAATTACGATAACCATAAGGAAGCCATCGATACACCTGGGCTTACTTATGTTTACAGTTTTGCCTTTGTGATGCCAGACTTTTACCTTCACATAAAGATCTTTTCTTATTCTCTCTCTACTATAACATATTGAACTAATTATGCAAAGAGTTATTATCAACAAAATTATTTTCATTTGCCCATCCTTCCTTTGATTTCCGAAAGGCATTTATCGCATATGATCCGGTTTCCCTTGTCGGTGAATAGGATATTGATCGACCCTGAGATAGCCTTCCATTTTCCTTTGCAACAGTGGCATTTATCTCTTTTTCTAAAACTAAGCCTCTTGCCATTTGCTGCGATCCACTCCTTGACAGTCATAAGTGGCTTCATAGAAAATTGCTGGACTTTGTAATGCTTGGTTGTTATCTCTTGAACCCGGTATCTGTGAATTCTGTTTTCATTTGATATCCGACAAAACAAGTGCCAAGGCTGTCAATATCATCCCACTGGCCAGCAGTATTCCTGCTAGTTCTAAAAAATGCATTGCTGTTTCCATTTTGATTATCTCCCCTTCCATCCGATGTTTTTACTCGCTTCGACATGAGCCTGTTGACCGACTTTCTCACGCTTTTCACCGATAATCTTTGCAAAATACTCTCCGGTATCCCCCTGAAATATGGGATGTCCCGATGGAGCATTTCTCCAGAGTGACAGCATGCTTTCATAACCCATACTGTCTATTTTTTCTTTTTGTTCTGGTGTCATGTTATTCAAATGTGGTTAAAATCCAAGTACCTCTCTAAATTCTCGCTGGCAGGATTCAAAACCCTTTTCCAAAAAGATTTGAGCCAGGCGCTTTAAAATGCAACTTGGATCAGTTGCTGACAAGTCGAAGTCATAATTGAAATTAGGACTGCGGTAGACTCCTGTTCTAATTTCTTGGCAACCTAATAACTCCATAGTCTCCCTTATTTTAAGGAAGCCAGGGTTTTCTATATCTTTCAAAATTTTATCTTCCATTACAGTTCCTCTTTTTGAATACATTCAGAGCGCGGGGCAGGCTTGGCACTCCTGCCGTGGCCACCCCTTATCCTTCACCCCATTGTGGCTCGCCGTGCTTTGAATGTATTCAGTCAATTATCCGGTTTTTGCCTCTCTCCACCACGACTTACATTCGTCACATTTTGTCGCTAATTCGAACGTTGTGTAATTCGTATCCAATACGTCTATGAATAACCCGCACCAGTCAGACTCCAAATACCTACATTTTACTTTAGCTCCGCTATTACAATACTCAGGATCGTGAAAAACCGGTGGTTTATAGTCTATCTCTATTTCCGTCATTATAGATGCTCTAATCTTTGGTACGGGTATTTTTTATTAAATGTCTTTTTTGCCCCGCATTTATTGCAAACATGTGGATATTGAGGTGGATTTGTAAGGTATATCTCCCCAGTTGGTTCCATAAAACCATCGCCGCATTCATCACAAATATAGTTCACTACATAAGTCTTAACTTCTTGCTCTGTTTCACTCATTGTAGGTCCTCGATCATTTTATCAAGATCTTCTTCGGTGAGCTTTTCTAATTCTGTCTCAAACTCTTGTGGGTTGTTTGGTTTCTCTTTCCTCTGCCTTCGCCAGTTTTCCGGGTCCCGGTTGTTTAACCAGTAAAATATACTTAGCGGAGCAGGAGCCATGTATTTGGTTGTTTTCTCTACTTTGGTCTTGCCTTCGGCATCAACGGTTATTTTCTGCTCTTGATATTCATAGCCAGTTGCACTCCTAAACAGTGATTGTTTAACTTCAGCATCTGGTCTTTTTTTACCTTCTCTTAAGAGTTCTCTAAGCTCTTCTTCCTGTGCTTTGTACTTTGTGAACGTTGAGGGCGCTATCCCTAGTTTTTTGCAGATTTCGACCTCCGTCAAGCCGTCTAAGAGGTATTGGAATATCAGTGGAAAATCTTTCTTAATTCTCGGGTATATGGATTTTCGACCTGCATTGCTCTTCTTTTTACTCCGTTTTTTCTTTTTGGTCGTCATTTATACCGTTTTTTTCTTTGTAATATTCAAGCGTTATCTCAATCATTCTTGTCACAACAGACGAAAGGTTTCTTATATCTTCCTCCTTTATAATATGTTTAATCGCCTTTTTGAACTTCTTAAAGCTCTTCATTTCAACGACACCGACCGTGGCATCTTTATCGATCAGCTTTGCCATCTTTTCAAACTCTTCCATTTGATGAGGCATGAACATCAGCTGGATCATTTCAAAATA